CTGATTGGTCTGCAAAAACCGTTGTTTAAACGGGATGGCGCAACCAGCGTGCCGATTGTTTCACGGGCAGCAGCCCAGTTGATTACCAGTTGAGCGATACCGTTTAAACCGTAATGCTCAACGCCTAGGTGGACATGGTAGCCAGTCTGCTTGTTAACCGTTGCGCCTGCTGCTGATAAGGCACGGGCAGCGGTTGTGCATTGGCTTAGGGTTTCAGCGCCTAGGATTGGGCTGACCGCCTCAGCGGTCACGCCACGGGTTCCGTCAGGCTTAACCGCCCATGTTAAGCCCGCACGATTGAGTAGGGCTTGTGCGCTGCCAATAGATAGGCTGCTCATTTCAAGTTCAATTCCGTAGGTTGTAGCCATGATTAGCACACCACCATTTCGTTGTTGCAAGCAGGGCAGATAGGGCAGCCCATTGCCTCAACCGTTGCACGGCTGATGCGGGTGATGTAGTTGTCGTTTAAACACGCAACCTTGATTAAGCGGGTTGATTGTTTTTTGCGGTCAGGCAGCGTGATTGCTGCATGAGGATATTCAGGCATCCGCTCAACAAGCATCTCAGCCCATGTAGGCAGATTAGGTGTGTTTAAACCAGTACGGCTCAGGGCTGAGCGATAAGCAGCGCCCCGCTTGTAATCGCCTGCTGCTGCTGCTGCCAATAGTGGCAAAACAAGTTTTGCAACCTGCTCAGCATCTGAGATTTCAGGGCTAACAAAAATCTCAGCGTTAAACTCATCAGATGCAGCAGGCGGGATGAGTTGCGCCCCAACCTTGTTGCGCTTGCCCTGCTGAGCAGGGAAACCACAAGACAATTTCACGGCAGGTTCCTCATCTGCCATGTCTAATCTGCTGCTGATTTTTGGCAGCGCTGATGCTGCCAATTTTTGTAACCATTGTTCACGGTTCATTGTTTTTGCCTTTCCAGTCATTGATTTAAACCCAGTTGTTTAAACCATTGCCCCATTGTAATCATGGATTTTTTGAAAGGTCAACAACCAAAACAAGATTTTTTTTTGAGATTTTTTGTCTTACATTTTGAGATGCCTCAGCCCTGCTCACAAGCCTAAGCCTCTAGTTGAGGTTGAGAGTTTCCTGCCTTGCTGCTTGCGCTGCGATTGCCTGCGCCCTGCCCTGCCCTGCCCTGCCTGCCTTGTTGTGCTGCGCGGGTTGTGTGTTGTCGTGACCGCCCGCCCTAGCGCTGCGTTTTGCTAGCGCTGCGCCCCGCTGCGTGTGCTGCCCGCTGCGTTTAAACAAGTGAGTGAGTGAGCGCGGGGTCTTTTGACCCCAGCATTATTAAAACGAGCGAGTGTATGTATATGTGTATCTACTTACATAACTTTGCTAGCCCTCAAAAAAGGGGGGCTGACCAGCACTTTTGCCCCTTTTGGGGGCAATTCGTATGCCTACGGAAAAAAAGTTTACAAAACGGTGTCCAATTTTACCCCATTGGACACCTATTAGTATATGGAAGGCGTAATATATGGAGCCTTCCAGTTAAGCGTAGGCAACCAATAGCAGGTTGCCCTAGTGTAATCCCTAACCTTCGGCTACGCCTATGGCTTCGCCTACGGTTAGAATTGTGAGTCACTTAGCCCAAGACTCACCACAAGCGGTCTTGGAGATAAGGTAATGGAACGCAAACGAACTACGGCGTTATCGCACCAATCGGATGCTATTAAACGCCAAGTAATAGATTTTTTAATGCAGGGATACTCCGTGCAACGAGCAATGGATGCCGTAGGCAGAAGTATCAAGACATACGAGTATTACCGTAAGACTGACCCCGACTTTGCTCTAGCAATAGACAAGATACGGTCTATGACCGCACGGGGCGAGATAGGTAACTCAGGAGTTGAGGTTCCGCCCTTCCCCGAGTTTAGCGAAAAGTATTTAGGCACACAGGTCTTTACGCACCAAAAGCATTGGATTGATTTACTGGAGGGTCGAGAACCGCAGGACATCCATCCATCTATAACCTTTGAAAAAGGTGCGCCTGATTTACTTATTGTAAATACGCCACCTGAACACGCTAAGTCCACAACAATTACTGTGAACTATGCGGTTTATCGGATTTGCCAAAACCCAAATATCCGTATCATGGTTGTTTCTAAAACTCAGGCTATGGCTCAAAAGTTTTTGTTATCTATTAAAGAACGACTTACTCACCCTAGGTATAAAGACCTTCATCTAGCCTTTGGTCCTGCCGGGGGATATGAAAAGAACTCTAACTCTTGGAAACAAGATTTAATTTATGTATCCTCTGACTCCCGTGACTCGGGTGAAAAAGACCCTACTGTTCAGGCTATTGGTATCCGTGGTCATATCTACGGTTCCCGTGCAGATTTAATCATCATGGATGACTGTGTTGACCACACTAACGCCCATGAATACGAAAAACAAATTGACTGGATACAGTCCGAAGTTATGTCCCGTATTGATAATGACGGGGGCAAACTTCTTGTTGTAGGTACTCGCCTACGCCCTAGAGATTTATATTCTGAATTGCGCGACCCTATGCGCTACCCTGATGAGCAGTCCCCATGGACATACTTTGCTCAACCTGCGGTACTAGAGTTTGCTGATGACCCTAAGAACTGGGTAACCCTTTGGGCTAAAACTAATATACCGCCCAACTCAGGGAACAAAGAACCCGACTCTGACGGTCTATACGATAAGTGGACAGGCGAAGCCTTGTCTAAACGCAGGAGCCGTATTTCCCCAAATCTGTGGGCAATGGTTTATCAGCAACAACAAGTTGTAGAGGACTCTGCTTTTCCTGTTGATGCCGTTAAAGGTGTTATCAACGCAAGTAGAAACATTGGTCGTATTCCTAAGAATATCAAGGGAGTAAGACCAGCAGGTATGGATGGTTTAGTTGTGGTTGCAGGTCTTGACCCAGCCATGGCAGGTTACACCGCAGCCGTCTGTATTGGATTAGATGTAAGTACACAGAAACGATATTTACTTGATGTGTTCAATAGAGCAGGCACTACCCCTGATGGTATTCGTGACCTGATTAAAGATTGGACAGACAGGTTTGGAGTTTCTGAGTGGCGTGTTGAAAAGAACGCTTTTCAGGCAATGTTGACTCAGGACCGTGAGGTACGAGATTACCTTTCGTCAAGGGGTGCAACCCTACGAGAACATCACACGGGTCAAAACAAATGGGACACGGACTTCGGAGTTGCATCCCTGACGACACTATTCCAAGGTCATGCCGAAGGTAATGCTCTTATTGAGTTTCCTTCTACACACGCATCCGAAGGTTTAAAATCTTTAATTGAACAATTAGTGACTTGGTATCCTGATGCACCTAAGTCGCAAAAGACAGACTGTGTTATGGCTTTTTGGTTTGCAGAACTTGCTTGCCGTGACCGACTACTTACTGCCTTATCTTTTGGCAGACATCATACTCGTATGGGTATGTTCCAAACACGATACGACCAACAAAATCAATACACAGTTTCTCTTTCAGACCTGATGTATCAATAATAAAGATAGGAGGTGGGCATGGCACTATCTGCTGAGGAAATCACAAACGACTACGAAAAAGTCCGTAGAGTTTATTCTGAGCGTGATGACCGTATGGGCAATGTTTTGCTAGTTCGTCAAGGCAAAATGCGCGAGGTATTTCCTGACTTATTCCCTGATGGTCCATTTGCAAACCCGATTGTCGCCAATATGGTGGACATTGCTGCCCGCGACCTTGCAGAAGTTATAGCACCTCTGCCTGCGTTTAATTGTAATTCAACAACCATGGTTTCAGAGCAAGCCCGTAAAAAGGCTGATAAGCGTGCTGAAATTGTAAATGGTTACATTGACTTTTCTAATTTACAGTCACAGATGTTTACCGCTGCTGACCGTTATGTTACTTATGGTTTTGTACCAGCACAGGTAGAAATAGATGATAAGAAGCAAATGCCTCGCATCCGTTTCATGGACTCAGTTGGCTCATATCCAATCATTGACCGTTTTGGTCGTGTAATTCGTTTCTATCAACGCATTAAAAAATCAACCACAGAGTTGATGGCTCAGTACCCTGAGATGGCTCATATCATCTATAACAAAGATAATCCTTCTGACCAAACAGAGATTGTCCGTTACCATGATAAAGACCAAGATGTTCTTTTCCTACCTAACTCGGGCAATGTTATTCTTGACCGCGCACCAAATCCTATTGGTGAAGTTATGGTTCGTGTTGTTCAACGACCATCACTTGATGACCAACCACGCGGACAATTTGATGATGTATTAGCAGTACAGGTTGCTAAGGCTCGTTATGCACTTCTTTCACTTGAAGCAGCAACAAAAGCAGTCCAAGCACCTATTGCTGTACCACAAGATGTTTTAGATTTAGCACTTGGACCTGATGCCATTATGCGCTCACAGCGCCCAATGGATATTCGTAGAGTCCCATTAGAAATCCCACAGGGTGCTTTTGCACAACAGGGAGTTCTTGAAAATGAACTGCGCTTAGGTTCTCGTTATCCTGAGGGTCGCACAGGTAACATTGATGCTTCAATCGTTACTGGTCGTGGCGTTCAGGCTTTAATGACTGGTTTTGATACACAAATCAAGACTGCTCACTCTATGTTTGCTCGCGCCTTTGTTGAACTTATTGGTGTTTGTTTCAAGGTTGACGAAAAGATTTTTGGAAACATTGAAAAAGAGTTAAAGGGTAATATGCACGGAACCCCTTACTCAATCAAATATAAGCCACTTCGTGATATTGATGGTGATTACACCGTTGATGTTCAATATGGTTTGATGGCAGGACTTGACCCTAACCGTGCTTTAGTATTCGGATTACAGGCACGCGGTGATAAATTGATTTCACGCGACTTTTTGCGCCGTCAAATGCCGTTCTCTTTCAACGCTTCACAAGAGGAAGCAAAAGTTGATACCGAGGAATTGCGTGATGCAATGAAGCAAGCGATTGCTTCTTACGCACAAGCAATTCCAGCACTTGCCTCGCAAGGGCAAGACCCTTCACAAATCCTTGTGGCTTTGTCGTCTGTAATTAACGCTCGTCAAAAAGGAACTTCTATTGAAGTTGCTGTTGAGGATGCGTTTAAACAACCTGAAATCCCCACACCTGCTGCTACCCCCGAGATGATAAGTCCCGAGTTAGGCACTCCGGGTGCGGTTCCGGCAGGTGGCGGGGCAGGATTACCCGAAGGGCTTTCAGCCTCAGGGCGTATGGTAGGAGTTGCTGCTGGTCAAATAGCACCGGGTGGCAGACCTGATGTTCAGTCTTTACTAGCAAGTTTAACTCAAAGGGGAGAGCCAAACTTACAGGCATCTCTCGTCAGACGACTACCAGCGTAGGGAGGTGAAATATGAAGGGTATGATGGGAAAGAAGCCAGCAAATCAAGGCTCAGCAGGCAAAGCAAATGTACAGCCTCCAAAGAAACAAGATGCTAAGGCATCATCTAAGGGTGGCGCTGTTATGTTCGCTAAGCAACCGGGCGGAACTCGCGGTTCACGCAACCGATAAATAAAACTTTAACGACCTGAGCAAGTCGCTAAACTGCTCGTTTAAACAGATAGATGCACTTTAGATAATCGCTCTTATAGCGAGATGAAAGCAGGATATATGGCAGACCAGCGCGGTGGATATAGGAAACCGACCAACCCTGCTCCCGTTTCAGGACCCGGCGCATTGTCCCAAAGAACGGATGGGCAGCCAGCACGATATGTGGCTGGCATGAATTATGGAGAAGGTCAAGACTTCTACGACCTACAAACTCAGGCTCCAATGGGTAATACCCAAGGAGCGCCCAACCAAGCATCAATTCCTTTAAATCAAGGTGCTGCATTGGCAAACTATTCAAACGAAGCGTTGCCGTTAGATGCACCAACCCAGTACCCAAACGAACCAGTTACTACTGGTATTACTGCGGGACCGGGTGCAGGACCTGAGGTATTAGCATCCCCTGCTGCTGTTGCAGCACAAAATGATGAGGATGCTGCACGACTTGCAGCGTTGCTACCAATTTATGCACGCATTGCAGAGTCACCAAATGCCTCTAATGCTATGAGGAACTTCTACCGTTATCTACGGAGTCAAGTTTAATGGCATGGTACGACACAGTTGGTAACTTCGCTAAGAGAGCATTTGACTTTACTGGCATACCGGGTTTAATCCACGATATTGCTACATCAGGTTCAAATGATGACCCTTGGTATGTAGATGCCGTTAACATTACAAAAGATGTTGGCAAGATTGGTTTTACACCTGTTCGTGCTGCCGTTAAAGGCTTGTTTGCAGTCGGTGAAGCCTCTTATGAACTTGGCGGAAAAGTCCGCGAAGGTATTGTACAAAAGGGACTTGAACTCCCATTTATGTACAACCGTTACAAAAATCCCGGTGAAACCTACGACCAATATCAAAAACGAGTAGAACAAAACAAAGATGATATTTCAATGGGTCAAGTTGCCCTTTCTTTGTTTGGTCCCGGAAAGAACGCAGCCGAAAAATCAGGCTGGTATCAAGATTTTACACAAAGACATTTAGGATTTTTAGCAGCAGGTTTTGACCTGTTCAATGAAAAAGACCGTGAAGCAGCATTTAATGACCAGTTTATTGGTCACTTTGCTAGCGGTACATTAGATTTTACTTCATCAATGACCATTGACCCATTGTTCTTTACAGGGTTTGTTGGTAAAGGTGCAGTTATTGCATCTAAGGCTCCAATGCTTACAACGCTTGGCGCTGGAAAAACTGGCATTGCTGCAATTCCGGGTTCTTTAACCCGTAAAGTTTTTGGCAAATATGCAATGACTCCTGAGAGCATGGATGATTTATTAGCCAAGGCTCTTAAAGGTGAAGGTCGTGCAGTTGAGGATATTAAGTTCCTTGCATCTACTGATGCTAAAGGACAGTATGGTTACTGGCAGACAAAGCGTGTAACACATCCTGACGCTATGTCTTTTCTATTTGGTAAAGCACAAACCGAACAAGAAGTTGTAGATACTTTTAGAGCGGTAATGCTTAAAGACGAAAAGGCTATGTCTATCCTCGCTAAAGCAGATGATGAAGTAGCAACAGTTTTAGACAACCTTACTGATATGCCAAAGCCATATCGTGAAGCAGTTAACGGCAGACTTGATGGCGACATCATTGTTAATCCTGAATATAACAAAGCAGTTGGTACTTATGTATCACGCTTGTTAGAGGAGGATGACCGTTTCCGTGCAGCACTTAATCAAGTTGCTATTGGTGCTAACGAGTTCCGTGGTGGCACATTTGCTCGCGGTCCATTAGCAGGTACTGCTCGCAGAAAGGCTGAGAAGTACGCTCGTACATTTGCAGACCCTGAGGTTACTATTATTCAAAAGACCTCACTTCACCCTACGGTTGCTATCGTTAATCATGGTTTGCAAAAGACTAAAGATTTCTTTACACAATTCCGCCCAAGCGGTATTTTCCGTGTTAATGATGGCGACTCTTATGTAGAAATGAACGCATTTCTTAGAGAAGCAGTTGAACTTTCAGGTGGTGCTTTTGCAACTAAGGCTGGTGCATACGCTGACCAATACCTACAAGCAGTTACCGAAGGTGACCGTTTAAACATTATTAAGTTGGCTGAAAAAGATGCTTTAGGTGTTATTGCACCAAATCTAAGCCAACGAGAAGTTGAAAAACTTTATGCGATATTTGATTATCGCCGTGCTAAGGCTATTGCTGAACATAACAGTCGTGGCTTCCTATCTCTATTTACAGAGAACGGACCAGTCATTGCTAAAGTTCCAATCCTAGAGCGTGAGTCTGCAAACATTGTTGTAGCAATGGATTTGCGCCGTTTAAAGAACGGTATTGACTCATACGAAAGAGTTTTACCAAGTATCTTGTCGGGCATTGACTCAACAGATATTGTCGTTCGTGGACAGAAGTTCTTAAATACTCTTGATAATATCAATGATATATTTAAAACATCTGTACTTCTACGCCTTGGATATACAGTTCGCAACTTAACAGAAGCACAGTTATCTATGATGGCTAAGGCTTTTGCTTTGCCAGCAGTTGTAGCATCAGGTGGTCCTGCTGCCGTTGAACGCTTTATTACAAATCGTAAGGTTGGATTTAATCGCCTTATTGACCAAGTAGAAGTTATTGCTGGTCGTAAAGATGATGTTAATGTTTTGCGCCGTGAAGTATCGCGCTTAACAGACCAACTTCGTGCGGTTGATATGAGCCGTAAACAACTTAATAACGAAGTTCGTACCCGTTTAAACGAACTAGAAGTTGGTAAAGAAGCATACGCAACCAAACTTATTGATAACTACATTGAGGCTGAAAAGGCTAAAGGTAACCTTGTAGGTCGTGAGGAAGCAGAAAGAATTGTCCTTGGACAAGAAATCCGCAGACTCCGTGCAGTTCAGTCTGAACTTGAAAGCGTTACTCTTTACCATGGTTCACCTGAGGATAAGTTTCAGTTTGACCCTACGCGCCCATTAGCAGCATCTGCTACTCCGGGTAGAGCAGCGCGTTATTCTGACCAAGAGTTTACTTTTGGATTAGAGCGTTATATTTCAGAAACTGGTCGCCCAGTACCATTAAGAGTTGTAACTAAAAAGGGTCCACAACGCCATCCACAGTCAACATTTACTGCTGGTTATCGTGGCGCACATACTGCACCTGACCGTGAGTTTGGCGCATCACTTGATGATATGGCTCGTATTTATCCTGAGGATGTTTATTCAAAAGATGCTGTTCGTATTTATGGTGTTGGCGGACCCGATTGGCGCAACTTAGATAAAAAAGCAGCAGCACTTATTCAAGATTTTAAGGGTAACCCAAATCGCACAATTACGATTTATCGTGCCGTGCCAAAAGATGCACCTGCTGGTATCAATGTCGGCGATTGGGTAACACCACTTCGTGAATACGCAGACCTTCATGGTAAAGGTCGTTTTGGTGACGGTGCTTATCGTATTGACGAATTAAAAGTTCGTGCTGGCGACATTTTTACTGATGGTAACTCTTGGTTTGAGTGGGGTTATGACCCTCGCCCAGTCCGTAAGCCGTATCCCGAAAAACTATTAACAGCAGCAGCACGCATGAAATCAGACATGATTGGTGCTATCCGTGCTGGTAACATTGTTGAGGTTCGTAGAGGAACTAGCCAAAAGTTTGTTAAGGTATCAGAGGATAAAATCCGTGACCTTAATCCTAAAGCATTAGAGCGTGCTGTATTCCGTGTCCGCCGTGATGGTGGAACTCTTATGCCTGTTCGTGCTTATGGAGAACCATTATATGTAACTAAATGGTCTGACCTTCCAGTTGAGGCTAAGAATACATTTGGTGGAGATGTAAAAGTTTACCGCGCTTGGGTAAAGAATAAGGGTTGGCAAGATAAAAACCACCCTATCTATCAATACCTACGCGACAATAACTATGGTCGTATGGTTGTTCCTGATGATAAGCGTGCGGGTGGTATTTCGCATATTGTTTTACCTGAGGCTATTGGTGAAACAGGTCGTGGCAGAGAAGTTGCCCGTATGACTAAAGAGATGGAAACCCGTGGTGCTGAACAAGCACTTGATACCATGGACATTGCTCCTCGTTTTGAAACAGCAGCAGAACGCCGTGCAGCCCGTGTTGCTAATCGCCGTGCTGAAAAGTCACGCCGTTCACGCCCACCAGTTTCTCCTTATTACGATAAGGAAAGCCTAACTGCTATGTTAAATAATGGCGTTGAGGATGCAGCAGGTCAACTTGGTCGTCAATATGCTGAGGTTCATGCTTTGCTTGATGATGCAATGGAGCGTTTAGGCGCTCGCATTACGGCTGCTGAGTCAAATGCTATTAAGCAAAGACTTGGTTATGGAACTTTCCAATATGATGCACAAGGTCATACTTACGAACTTAACGAAGCGTTTAATAACGCATCTTGGTTCTTAGGTCGTACATCTGCTGAACCTACTTGGAACTCTTTTGTTGGTTCACAACAAATGGCTTTTATGACTGGTATTGGTTCTCGCGCTATGCGCCCAGTAAAGCCAAGTGACCCACGCTATTACGAAGCATGGGCTGGTGTATTGAACTTACATTTCCGCGACCCTGAGAGCGGAATTATGGACCCAGTTGTTCGCCGTATTCTTGATGGTGAAACTGATGATGAGATTTTGCGTTACCTAACCAAGAACTTTGAAGGTAGGATGTATGTTAACAACACCTACTCAACCCCGGGTAGAGCAGTTAACTTCGGCTCTATACGCCGAGGTGAGGCAAATGACTACATTTTGCAACGCGTTTCTGATACCCGTCAAGCAGTTAGACTGTACATCCCCGACAGCGAAACAGCGACTATGCTTACCGCTACACGCGAGGATGGAACTTTACTTACTGGCGGTGATATTGAACAGTTTTTGATGGGTCGCTTTGGTTCAAACCCTGAGGCTCTACCTGAGATTAACGGTTTATTAGTTACTACAAGTAAAGAATACCGTGACCAAGAACGCATTGTTGATACCATCAATCGCCGTGTAATGCGCTTCCTAGGTTCACTTCCTGAGGATACCTTTGCCCGTCACCCATTGGTCAATAATATGTACAAGTATAACTTGCAAACAAATCTTGACTATATGGCTAAGGCTAAAGGTGGCGAGCGCTTAACTGCTGCGGAAATTACCCGTGCAGAAAGAGCAGCACGCGAGGAAGCACGCCGTGAAGTTGAGCGTACTTTGTTTACAATCGTGCGTAGAACAGGTGCTTCATCTAGCCAAGTAATGCGCTTGTTATTCCCGTTCTATGCAGCGTATGAAAATACATTGATGCGCTGGGGTGGCATTGCTGCTGATAATCCACAGGTTGTTACAACTGCTGCAAGAAGCATTGCTCAAATTGTTAATGGTCAACTTGTTGTTGATAGAGAAGGTAATCGCATTACTAATGCTGCTGATTTACAAGCAGCCGATAATGCAAATCTTGTAGTTCAAGTACCTGAGGCATTTATTAAAGCCCTTCCGGGTGCTTGGCAAGATGTTGCCGAAAATGCTTTTAAGACTATCAATATCCCATTAAAGTCTTTGGATGTTATTACGCAAGGTGAAATCGGTAACCCGGGCTTTGGTCCTTATGCAGTATTTCCGACTTACTTAATTGTTCGTCAACGACCTGAGTTTGAGGAAGCGTTTAAACCGTTATTTCCAGCAGGCTTACCAAGCAGCGCTAGCGACATATTTACACCTAGCGTTATCCGTAGGTTAAAGACTGTATGGACTAAAGATGAACTATATGTCCGTACCTTCAATCAGATGCTTCGTTATGAAACCTATAACTACAACACAGGTAAGCGTACTGATACTCCTACGGTAGATGAAATTACTGATAAAACTAATAAGTTCTATCAACTGCGAGCGCTAACTTCTATCTCAGCACCGTTTGCTATCACGCCTGAACTAGATTTCTACCAACGAGTTTATCGCCAGTTCCAAACACAATATACAGAACCGGGCGAGGCTGAGGCTAAGTTCTTTGAAATGTACCCTGACTTCTTTGAAGCAACGGTATCTTTATCTAAGAACCCGGGTGGTTTAGAGGCTAACCTTGATACTGTCCGTAACTTGCGTAAGTTCTCAGGACTCATGGCACAAGCCGAAGCAGCAGGCGAACCTGAACTTATGGGCTGGTTGGCAAATGACTTTGATGGAAAGTATGACTTTTCACAGGCTGCTTATCAATGGCAGTACCGTACTGGTTCATATCCGGGTTCGGCTAATACTTATCGTCAAAACCGTAACCCAGCAGAACTTATCCGTGATGCTAACTTGAAGCGTGGATGGGTTGAATACCGCAAAATACAAGACATGATTGATACCTTTAAAATCCAAAACGGTATCTCATCAAGCCGTGACCCGTTAATGCAGCGTTTTAATGATGCTAAGCGTGGATGGTTAGATGTTATGGCAGCACAAAATCCTGATTGGTATGCAGCATATATGTCCCCTGACCGTGGAAAATATATGAAGCGTGCTGCTGTGTTGGAACAAGCATTACAAGATAAGGCTTGGATGACTCAAAATGGTAACCGCCCTGTTGTTAAGGCTGTTGCTTTGTACTTAGATGCTCGTAAGAAACTTGGTGAACTACTAATGCAACGCGATAGAGCAGGTGGCTCCCGTTCCCTAGAAACTGCTGCTAATCAAGATTTGGCAGATGTTTGGGAAAAGTTTGTTACACAACTCGGTGTTGAGTCGCCTGAGTTTTCAGATTTCTACAATAGATATTTTCCTAACGACCCGGTGGTGTTATAGTGGCAGGTAACGAAAAAGATAAGAAGGCAGCGGAAACAACGGCTACAACTAGCCAAGGAACCGCTATGGATGTCTTTAATCAACTGCTCGCCTCAGGCGGTGGCGGTGTTTATATCGGCGGTAAAGATGCCGAAGGTAAACCTAAGACACAAGGGCTTGATGAGTGGACAAAAGAGTGGTTTAAAAAGTCCGAAGCCGAACGCCAAAAGTATGTTGATGTTTGGCGTGCCTTGGGTAAAAATGTAAATGTTATTACTGGTGTTAGCGTTTGGGAGGATTATGGTCGCAAATCTATTCAGTATTACCAACAGGGTGGCAAGTTCACACCTGATGAATTGCTTGCAATGGATACAAAGCAAGGCGTTGGTGGGGGTATTACCTACACATCTCAGGATGCCAAGGCTTTAGTTCAAAGCACATACCAACAATTACTTGGTCGTGATGCTACTGGTGGAGAATACGAAAAGGCTTTCCAAAAGGCTATGACCCAATCAGGGTCAACTGGTGCTGCTGGTCGCCAACAGGCTGTTGTTGATTTTATTAAGTCAACTGATGAGTATGACTCTCGCCAAGAAAACAAATACCTAGATGCTATCTATAACGAATTAGCAGGAGAGATGCGTGAGGTGAAAGCGTAATGGCTGAAACAACTACTTCACGGTATCAGCAAAAAGATACAGTAACTATTGCTGAAAAATTAAGAAATGCTGGTATTGTTTTAGACCGCGCTAC